CGGGGCCTGGGGTGTAGGTGGTCGTCGTCATCGCTTACTCCTCGTAGTCATCGCGCGCCGCATCCCACGCCGCAGCCAATTCCTGATCGCTAACTAGTCCTTTCAGCCATCCTCGCCTTGCCTTGATCGCGTTATGAGGCCGCTTGTCGTTGGGATAGTATTTCTCCCATATCGGTAGCGATTGTTCCGCCGACCAACAGGCCATTTCCCACAGCACGTCGGTCGCATCGATCCACCACAGGCACTTGCGCTCCGTCGCAACGAGCTTGTCATTACCACGGACGATTTCGCCGGAGAGTTCGACGCGGCAGATCACTGGCCCTGCGGCGTATTGAAGTGCGTCAACCAGACGCACGGAGGCGTGAAGCCCGCGTTCGCACAATTTAATCGGTTCCTTGCCGGTGTATTTCAACGTGCGGCCCTTGACGATTACCCGACCGTCTCCGTAGCCGAGCTTCCGGTCCTGTGCTGCGAAATGCCAAGCTTTGATTGTCATGTTCTACTCCCCTCGCGCCTTGGCGAGAGCGGCGCGGGCTTTCAGTACGGCCTCAGCAAGCGGGTTATAGTCACGCGCATTGCTTTTGTCGCTGTGTTCGCGCAAGTAATCGTCCGAGGCAGATAGAAACGTCTTGTCGAGCGCCATGAACGCGGCAAGCGCCTCGTACAGATCTGGCGAGGCGGCCATAAGATTTGCGTTTGCACCACCCTGTATGCCGCTTGGGTCGATAGGCATGACATCGGCGAAATAGAACGCCAGCGAATCGCTGCCAATCCTGTATCCATGGTGGTTCTCGCTGCCGCTGAGACGTGGGTTAACAAACCACGGCCCTTTGGTCCACTTGCTCTCGCTCATCCTTGTGTCCTCCTGCCTGTCAGGCTTTCCGCTTTAACGCCGCGTAACCATCCATCGGCTTGCCGGCCGCGCGCCATTCGCGGATCGCTTTATTCAGCGCAGTGACAGGGCTGCTTGCGTCATACCAGAAATTGCCGGCCCCATTGACATGTGCGCGCCAGATACCGCCGCCCCGGTAGGACACGCACGGGAAGCAGCCCTCGTTCTTCAGCTCGTCCAGCAGGTGTTCAAGTAGCATCGTGTCCTCCTGCCTGGGGTGTGTTAGGCGCGCTGACCGAAACCGCAGCGCGGGAGCAGATTGCCGGTCTCCAGCCGGTGCAGGCAGTTCTGCAGCTCCAGGTTGTTCGGATGCTGCTTGATCAGCTTGCGGAGCTTGCGCGCCTTATTCTTCGCAAACCGCATGGTCGAGCGGTACAAAGAGAACCCGCGACCCTTCGCATCGTTCTTGCCCTTGTGGATCGTCTTGCGCATGCCCTTGGTGGCTTGGCTCATTCCTGCTCTCCTGTCTGGTGGGGCGATTGGTGGTTGCCTGTATTGGATTAGGCTTCCAGCGTCGGGAATTCTTCGGCACACTTACCCTGATTACGCCAGACTAGAGTCTTGATCCGTTTATGCGCTGCCGCAGCGTTGGCGGCTTTGATCATCAACGCAATGGTCATCAGCGGGTCTTTATGCGCGTGATGATCAGCCGTGAAATAAGCGCGCAGACGGAAGAAAGGATCGTCCACCGAAACGCCCTCGGGGTGCTCTAGTGTTGCCATCATGCGCTCTGCGAGATCCATATTCCGGTTGGAAAGCACGTAATAGAAAAACGCGACAATAGAGCAGTTGGCGAGCCGGCGCAGACTCATCGCGCGTTCGACAGCGCGCGCCATGCTCGGGTGTGCCATCCACGCGGCCTCGATATCGGAGTTCTCGACTTTGTTCTGCGGAGCGCGGTAGTTCTCAATCCCGCGCTGGTATCGCAACAACCAAGTCAGCGCCGACGAAATGATGTTGCGATACCTGGACACGCCATTCAGGGCGAGTGTATCGGCACCGGAGCGGATCTTGCGCACAGTGTCGATGGTCGCGAATGCTTCCCGCTCGATACCGTAGACGATGATCGTATCAATCGATGTCTTGGACTCGATGACCGACCATAGCCGATGCTGACCGTCCAGCACGTCGCCCGTGTCCGAAATCTTGATCGTGTCGCCGTTGTACTTCCACTTGCCGGCGATAATCTGGCCAGCGATGCGCCGTACATGCGTGTCGCTCAGCGGCCGATTCAATTGGTTGTGCTCAAGGAGCTGCACGGCCAGCTCCGGGGTCAGCGTTACTTTCTCGACGCGAAATTTATTAGGCTGCATTTTGGTCACTGTTGCGGTTCCACTCATTGCGGAAGTTCTCCAGATAGGTAAGGGCTCGATTGAGCCGTTGATCAACGAGCCCGGTCTTGTCGGCGCCACGCGCGATACGCACGGCATCCTCGGCGCAAGGCAGGCTCGTTAGGTGAATGAGCGCGTCGCGAATACGGCCCCATACTTCGGCGTTGATTTGCTGCCGCTGTATGCGCTCGGGGTTCTTGCCGACCATCGATTTGGGTGTATCGCGATGCTTCTTGCGCTGCTCCTTCGACTGGCCAGTGCGGATCTGCTTGGCGACGGTGCCGACAGCTGCCTCGCCCTTTTCAATGGCGGTGATTTCCTCATCGCTGCCGTCAGCGAGAACCTTGCGCGCGCTTACCACTGACGCGCGGCTGACGTTCAGTAGCTTTGCTGCCTCCTCTGCCGTATGGGACCCCGGACAAATTTGCCCGAGGTCGGTGCGCAGTCCAGCGGGGGCAGGGGCTAACCGCGCCGCGATCATCGCCCGCTGGCTCTCGTTCAAATGCCGACGGTGAAGGTTCTTTGAGATCACGTATTCCTCGGGCGTACCGTCGCGATCCCACTGAACGAAACGCGGGACAACACCGGCTTTCTGGCAAGCGCGGTAACGATTGCGGCCATCTAGAATCGCGCCTTCGTACTCCACAATTGGCTCACGCAGTCCATGCTCCTTGATGTCCTGTGCCAGCGCGTCGAAGTCAGGGCCATCCAGCAGGGGGAAAATTTCTGCGGCGGGGTGGATCCGTTTCATGCGTTATGGCTCCGGTTCTTGGGTGTGGCGATTGCCCGTGAAGAACAGTATAGAGAGTTTGTCACAGATAGCAAGAAGATTTGACGCCCCAGTCAAAGAAAAGGGCCTTGCGGCCCAAAATGAGAACTACATCACACTTGAGGCGCGTCAGGATTCTGTCGTCGGGAGCCGACGGCGTGGCCGATCGGCAAGATCAAGGCGCTCTCGGTTGACCTCATCTATCAGGCCGGCAATCGCGGCTCGAAGCCTGAAAGGAAGCTTTTGCCATTCCATGGCAAGCCTCATTGAATCTTCGTTAACATCTTGAATTTCCTCATATCTTTTCATCAGCAACCCTCCTTCGCCAGTCAAGATGTATCGGGCCGAAAATCTACCCCCGGCCTTGGGGAACACGCGATCTTGAATAGCAAAGGCTGCGCCAGCACTCATAAGCTGCGTGGGGCCTTTAATCCACGTCTGAACGAGCTGGCGGCTTTCCCCTATCTGACGGGCTAGTTCGGCCGCCGAATCTACTCCAGCGGCCTTCAGGACTTCCTGCATGCGTTTCTGCAGCGTTGGCATGTTCAGCATCTTGGCGGGCGCGGGGTCAAAAGTATTTGACGGCGCCGACAAAACGACTATACTGCTTGAATGGGAGTGCATATGACTCGAAACGATGTGATTCAAATTTTCGGCGGCGCTACTGCAGCGGCCCGTGCGATGGGGCTCAAGAGCAGGCAGGCGATTTATGCGTGGCCAGAGGAGTTATCAGCCTCGCACATCGACCGCGTGATCGGCGCCGCCATCCGCAGCGGGCTTGCCGACAAGCTGCCCAAAGACCTGTTGAACGGCCAAGTTGAGGTGATCGGACAGCCTGCATGACCGACTTCGCCCTCCACCGTTACCTACGCGAGCGCCGCAGTCGTGACATGCGCAGACGGTTTGTGTACTGGCGGAATCGGATCCTGGACATGGTTCTTATCACCGCTGCGGGCGTGGCAATCGCGGCGGGGCTGTATGTGGTGTTGGCGGTATGAATAGTGAGGCTGCATTGGGGAGGGCCGGAGATACCCGGACACCGCAGCGCAACGTGTGGGGCCGGCAAAGATTGGACTGCGCAATAACGGCCCCCTCCCCAATGCAGCTTCCCGCCCTCGCAGACATATTCGCCTGGATGCCCCCACATCCGAGTCTGCGCAGGGCTTCTAGTTTCAACGACAGGAGCGGCGTGGAAACGCAGACACGCGCCCTTTTGCATGAGGGTAGAAAGGTGAAGCCGCTTGCTGTGCAAACCATGCAACGCACAGGCGGTGTATTAGTCCGCAGCCGGAGTAGCGCCCGGCCTCCTGTCTCCCCTATCCACCAGTACCGCACCTCCGTCTCCCGTCTCAAGGGCACCCCCAGCTGTACGCACTGCGGCGGCTCGCTGTGGTCGACGGGCGTGTGCAGGAAGTGTCGGAGGCCGGGGTAGATGAATCGAAATAAGGCATTTGCGTCCCTCAAGCAGGGACGTTGTTGCCCCACCCTAACCCAGTGGGGTGATGCCGAATCGACTGGGTACTTACGCATGACCTGGGCCGGCAGGATTACCCGGCACTCTCCTCGTACCTGGGCGCGGCTGATTTAGCGCGCCCCATTTTCTGAGGGAGAAACAGGCTTAGCAGTAGCCGCAGCCGGCCCAGTGATACCGGCTCGGAGGAATAGAGTTCGGCGGTCTCCATGCCAGTGGAAACCGCCGAGTGGAACTGAACAAACGTAGGAGCGTTGTTCATGACTGAAAGCGTAGCAAGCGCCCTGGAAAGGCGCATACCAAGCGTTACCAATCGCCGCGGGAGCGTGCTGTGAATGCCGGCGGCAACGCCTACGGCTCGCTTGAGGACGCGCTGAAGGCCGTCGTCGCGAAGCTCGGCGGAGCAAAGCTCGTTGCGGGCCGTCTGTGGCCGGAATCGGTGACAGAGGTAGACGACCTCGCCAAGGCGCAACAGAAGCTCCTGAACTGCCTGAATCCCGAGCGGCAGGAAAAACTCTCGCTGTCCGAACTCTCCTCCGTTCTCCGCATGGCCCGAGAAATCGACGCCTGGGACGCAATCGAACACTTCTCCAGCGTTCTTGGATTCCGTTTCGAGCCGATTACCCGCGAGGACCTGTTGCGTCAGCAGGTGATCGA